GAGGTAGGGCGCTCGAAGATTTACAACACCTCGCAAGCGCCGATTATGGACCTCGAAACCGGCAACGTAGAGGACACGAGTTTTCGCCAAGGCACTCAGCAGGAATGGAGCACCGAATGTCCGGCGTGCCACAAGGTGCACCCGATTGCGTTCGCGCTGGACAAGAATGAGGAGACCGGGCTGCGGGGCGGCGTGGTCTGGGACGCAGCGGCGCGGCGCGATGACGAGACGTGGGACGTTGCGCGGGCCGTCGAGTCGTGCCGCTTCCGTTGCCCACATTGCGGCCACGAGTCACCGGACACTGACACGACGCGCACCGGCTGGAAGCGGGCCGGGCGGTTCGTGCCGCTGAACGAGGCAGCGCCGGCTGAGATTCAGAGCTTCCGCGTCGAGTCGCTTGTCAGCCGTCCGATGCGGCTGCTGGTCGAAGAATTCTGCGAGGCGGACAACCATTTCGTGCGTCAAGGTGACGACAAAATGAAGATCGAATTTAAGACCAAGCGCGAGGCGAGGCCGTGGATCGTCGAAAAGAAGGTCGTCAACCTATTCGTGCAGGCGAGCGACTACACCGTCGCGCAGTTCTCCAACGGCGAGGCAATCGACGGCGAGGTGATTCGCTTCATGGCCGTGGACCGTCAGCAAGACCACTGGTGGGTCGAAATCGGCGCTTTCAGCTCGGCGACCGGTCCGACCTACCGGCAGCTCTATTTCGGGCGCGTCGAGACGCGGGACCAACTCCGGCAGTTGCAGCACCGTTACAAGGTGCAGGACGCGTGCGTTGCCCAAGATCGCGGCTACCGACCCGCCGACGTTGACCGGGATTGCGCGGACTTCGGCTGGCGAGGGATGCGCGGATACGCTCGCAAGACTTGGACGATGCGAGACGAGGCAAGCGACAAGCTGATCAACTTCCCGTTCAGCGAACCACGAGTGAGCGACTACCGGGGCGGAGACGTGTTTTATTACGACTGGTCTGGCGACTATTTCAAAGACCTGCTTGCGAACGCGCTGGAAGCCAAGGGCGACCTGAAATGGCTTTTGCCGAAGGACGTGAATCCGCTCTACCTCGAACACCTCAAGGGCGAGTCAAAGGTGGAGATTCGGACGGGAATCTGGGAGTGGCGCGAGGTAAAGAGCAACGCGCCGAATCACGGGCTAGACACCTCGGCAATGCTGCTCTGCATGGCGACGATTGCGAACGTCATCCGCTACGCAGCGCCGAAGGAATAAGGCCGGTTTGACGTTTCGGGCACAAGTATGCTCGACAACCCATTTCTCGGACTGGACACCGCGACGCTGACGGCGCTCAAGACCAAGACGATTGACGCGATTCAGGCCGTGCTCCTGAACCAAAGCTACTCGCTCAACGGCAAGAGCGTGAGCCGGGCAGACCTGAACGCGCTCAACAACATGCTCGGCAACTTGCAAGACGCCTTGACCGACGCAGCCGGAACGTCAACCGATACGACATTCGTAAGTTTCAACGGCAACTGACATGAGCACCGACTTTTTCGACGCGTCAAAACTGGTCGCAAATAAACCTTGGATTGACCGGGCGTTGGAGAACATCGCGCCGACATGGGCGCTCAAGCGTTTGGAGGCACGCGTCGCGAAGTCGCTTTTCGAGTATAACGCGGCGCGGACCAATCGCCTTTACACGCCCAAGCAATACACCCAGCCGGCCGAGAGTTCGCAGAATCAGCGGGACCGGGTGGTCATGATGTATGAGGCGCGGGACTTGGTGGACAACTTCCCCGAGGCGCGGGAAATCTCGCGCAAGTTCGGACTCTACCTCACTCCACACGAATACTCACCGACGACCGGCGACCGCGATTACAACCGCGTGATTGACGACTATTTCCATGCGTGGTGCAAAAACTGCGACGTGACGAACCGGCACAGCTTCAAGAAACTCGTGCAGCTTGCGGCCGAGGAACGACCGATTGACGGCGACTGCGGTTTCGTCATCCGGCGCAGCGGCGAGGGTTTGAAACTGCAACTTGTGCCGGCGACGCGCATCGGCAATCCGAACGAGTCAGCCGTCGCCTCGAACAATTATTTTCAAGGAGTCGTGACGAACGACTTTGGTCAGCCAGTGGCTTACCGGATTTTCCGCGTGGACCGGAACGGCGTTTACTTCGGAGCCGAGGACATTCCGGCAAATCAATTCTGCCACTACTTCGACCCGTTCCGCGTTGACCAATACCGAGGCGTCACGGACCTGCACAGCGCAATCCAGACGGCGCGGATGCTGCACGAAATCTTGCAGGCGGAAAAGGCCGGCGTCCGCTTCTCGTCGCAGCAGGCGGCGCTGATCTTCAACGACCGAGGCGTCGCGAACCCGCGCAACCTTTTCCAGCCAAACCCTGCGGCGAACTTACCGAGCGGACAGACGCAGAAGAACGAGCTGACCGAGGTCGGCATGATTCGATATTTCCAGAACAGCGACCGCGTGGAAGTCATGCCGTCGCGTCCGTCGCAGGCTTTCACCGGATTTGTGCAGCACCTTATGCACGAGATCGCGCTAGGCGTGGGCGTGCCGGAGGGCGTGCTGTTCGGCACGCAGGAATACAAAGGCCCGAGCGTCCGCGCAGAGTTCGCTGCGGCTGATCGAGTGTTCACGAACAAGCAGGGCGTGCTGACCGACAAGGTTTTGGACCCGATCAAGGACGCCGTGATTCTCGACGCCATTGCACGCGGCGAGATTCCGCCGCCTCCGCTGCTCGCAGGCGAGACAATGGTTCAAGCGCTGCGCCGGGCGACCAAGGGCGAGTGGCGTTTCCCGGCCAAGCTCTCAATCGACGTGGGCCGCGAGTCGGCGGCGAACATGAACGAAAACCGGCAAGGCGCGAAGTCGCTGCAAGAGATCGCAGCCGAGGAAGGCACCGACGCTTTCTCTCGGCTGGAGCAGATCGCAATTGAGGCCGGTTTCGTGAAGGAACTCGCGGTTAAATACGGCGTGCCGGAGACGGCGATTCGCCTCACGACGACCTCACTGCCAAGCACGCCAGCGGCCGCAGCCGCAGCCGGCGACGCGGTGGGAGCAAGCGCAGCCGAGGCGCAGGCGGCGAGCGTTGCGCAAGCACCCGCTGCAATCGAGCCGGTTCAGCAAGTGCAGAACGACGCGAATCTCGTCACGATCAACTTCGCGACCGACTCCTACATTCCGACGAACGCGATGGCGGAAAACGCTCGCCGCGCTCTGGACGTGCGCGAGCAAAAGCCAATCTCGCAGCGCGGCATGACGAGTATCGGCATCGCTCGGGCGCGTGACCTCATGAACAAGCGGCCAATGTCCGAGGACACCGTTCGCCGGATGAAGGCATTTTTCGACCGGCACCAAGCCGACAAGCAGGGCGAGACATGGAAGGAACAAGGCAAGGGCTGGCAGGCGTGGCACGGCTGGGGCGGCGACGAGGGCTATTCGTGGGCGACGGCCATCGTGGAGCGGCTCAACAAACAGGAAGTGCCGAAGGAACTGAACGCCGAACCGTTCGTGATTCGCGAGGCTCTGCTTAAAAACAAGGACGCCGCCGAGGTCTTCAAAACATTCTGCAAGACCGCTTCGCCGACGCTCGAAGAAATCGACAAGCAGCAACGCGTGGTCAAAATCTACCGCAAGGTTTCGGAGATTTTCGACACGTTGAAAAATCGCACCAACTAAGATGAGCACAAAGACCGACCACGAAGAACAGTTGGGCGCGATCATCCTCCATCACGCCGAGGAACTGCAGCGCATGGCGGCGGAGATTCCGCAGCTTCGCACGGCGCTGGCCGTCGCCGAGCACGAACGGAAATCGCTGGCCGATTCTCCGAGCATGGTTTCCGCCGTCGCGAACCTCGCGCAAATCATCACCGCGTTGCAGGGAATTTTAGCGAAACCGCCGCAAGCTCCCGAGATCAACGTGACCATTCCCGAAATCAAACTGCCAGACGCGCCAACCGCGCCGGCAATCGTTTTTCCGGAATGGCCGAAGCCAGAAAACAAATCGCGAATCGTCTTTCGCGTCACGAAACGCGACGGACTTGGCCGGATGGCCGAAGCCGTTGCCGAGCTGGAATAATTAACACACAAAAAAAATGGCCGACAACGTAGGATATACACCGGGCGAAGGCGCAAGCGTCGCAGCCGACGACATCAGCGGGCATCTCTTTCAGCGCGTGAAACTCGCGCTCGGCGCGGACGGAGTGAACGACGGCGACGTCAGCGCAGCAAATCCGGTTCCGGTTACGGGCTCGGTCACGGTGGGAAATTTCCCGGCGCAGATCGGGCTGACCGACGCGCAACTTCGGGCGAGCGCGGTTCCCGTTTCGGGAACGGTTACGGCGAACACCGGATTGAGTCAGCCGCTCACGGACGCGCAACTTCGGGCGACGGCTGTTCCCGTAAGCGGAAGTTTCTTCCAAGCAACTCAACCCGTTTCCGCCGCATCGCTTCCGCTCCCATCCGGCGCAGCTACGGAAACGACTTTGGCAGCCGTCGAGGTGGACACGTCGGCAATCGTCACGTCTAACTCCGCAATAAACGACAAGCTTCCTTCGCTATCGACTCGCGTGCTCGACAACGAGGCCTCTGGAACGCCGGTCCGCGCAATCGGTCAGGAAATTTTCAACGTATCGTTTTCGGAAGTCGGCGCGTCGGTCATTTCCAACCAGTTTACCACTCCGACAACAGGCACAGGCGTCTCGTATTCTCAAGCATCTGGTGCGCTGGCTATCGTCGCAGGAACCACTGCAAGAGCTGAGTTCTTCGCGCGAAGCGTCCAAAATTGGCGCGGAGCCATACGGCTCAAGTTCTCTATTGTCGCATCGCAACGCATCGCAAATAACAACTTGGCGGTGATGCTCGCCGATCTGATTGGCGAGGGTCTGACGGTCACGATCAACTCCGCGACGAGCATCACGGTCGCGCAATCGGGCCACGCGTTCACCTCAACGAGCGTCGGTCAGTTCGTGCACGTGGGCCGCATCGTCGGCGCGGCTGGCGTTCCCGGTCGCTACGCCATCGCCTCCGTGGTCGCTGGCACGTCCTACAATCTAACCGTCGCGGGCTGGCCGGCTTCTGGTAGCTGCACCGCTACAATCTTCGGTCATTCTTACGTCCGTAATCTCGTCACCGGAACGACGGCCACAAACATCAGCGTTGATGCTCAACGCCGTGGTTGGGCGCAGGGCGACACTACCGCAACGATCAACACGACCGCCTCGCCGGGCACGATCATCACTTGCGAGCTGACCGGCCGTGAGGTGTTCTGGGCAGATCAGCTTCGAGCAACGACGACGTCGCCAAACATTGTCGTGCGAGCCAACCGCGTCGAAAACATCCCCGACGACAATTTGGATCTTTACCTGTTCGTCTGGAGCTTCAATGGCACGACCGCGCCAGCCTCCTCGACGACGTGGACAATGTCGTTCTGTTCGATTGAGAAGTTCGCCAATATGCCCGTTTACATACAGGGCAAAAGGGGGCAAGGCGCGATGAACTCGGATT